GTTAGTCAGTAAACCAATCCCCTCGGTCATTTCCGTCATACCGTAACCGGCAAGCTTTGCAACCCCACCAATGTTACTGATAGCCCCTGACATATCCTCGACGGACGCGTTGGACAGGTTGGCCGTTTCAGTAAGGATCGCGGCGGCACGTTCCGGAGATTTTAGAGAATCTCCCCAAATGTTCATTGCCTGTTGAACCGTTCCAGCTGTTTGTTGTAAGTCAGCACCGGTGGCCGTGGCCGCCCGGGCAATCGCCGGGAACTCGTCTTTAATCGTGTTAATTGAGGCACCGTCTTGTGCCATCGCAATCATGGCGTCCGCCGCGTCTTGAGCACTTAACGGCAAGTCGGCCCCCATTTTGTTAGCCATATCGGACAGGCCCTTGATATCTTTACTAGTACCACCGGCAATAACCCCGGCCTTGTTAAGCGAGTTTTGGAAACTACCGTAAGACTTCAAGGCACCGACACCCATGGCGGTCGTGGCCGCCCCGGCAACGCCGGTAACTTTGCTAATGGTACTCATTCCCCTAGATACTGCACCGGCCGCGTTAGACACGCCGCCACGCATTCCTTGGGTACTCTGTTTCATGTTTTTCATAGCGGCCGTATAGCCGGATATGTTAGCCGTAAATGTGGCTGTAACTTGTGCCATTCGTTAACCTCCTCCGAACATTTTGTTAAGTTTCTCAATCATCGCGGCGGTTGGTTTGCGTTTCTCCGTTCCCGAATCGCCGCGCGTTATTTTCTTTTCTTCTTTATCAAGCGAGTTTGCAATCCGCTTGCGATACTTTTCGGCCGCTTTGCCGTCTTTTGCATTGGATAGTGAAGCGATTGAAACAGCGTTATTTAAATCGGCGCGCCTGCTGTCTATATCTCGCAACACTAGACCTTCCATGACGGCCTCGGCTTCCCACTTATAAAAAGAAAAGAGCTTACCGACATCGGTAAACCCTTTTCGAGCAAAGTCGATAATTAAAGACTCTTTTTCATCTTTTCCAATGTATCGTTCAATGCTTGTTGTTGAATCTTTTCTTGTTCCGTCTTGGCTTTCCCCCGTGGTGCGTAGGTTTCTACCAAGCTCGTCCAGCGACTTGCGGCGCGTCGGAAAAAAGCTGAACGTTGTAACTCGGCTTCCAGTTCATCATGTAACTGGTCGTAATCTTCGGCATGTTCGTCAATGTATGCGGTAATTTCCCCGTCCTTTAATCCGGGCGCGAGCACTTTAATCGCGTTAAACACCGCCATGTCGTCGTCAGTTACGAATTGTAACCACAATTGAGCGGCCCCATCATTTTCGCCGTCTTTCGATGATAATACCGAGTTAGCTCGGAACAATGCTGAAAAGTTAAATTTTACTGGCTTTCCGTTAATTTCCATTTTATTGATACCGTCCTTTTATAAATTTATTATGGTTCTACTGGTGTTGTCGTCTTCGTGGCGTCGGTAAATTCGCCCTCTGTTTCGCCTGGCCGTTCAAAGAAGTAAATTGCGGATAACGCTTTGAGTTCTTCGTCAGTCAGTGGGAACGTTGCGGGTGTGCCGTCTTCCCACTTGTCGGTTAACTTACCCAAAATGTTCAAGGTAAATTCTAATTCACTGAAAGAATCTTCGTCAGAAATATCCATCGAATCGACGACGCCGTAGCCGAACATTGCCGGATAGGCTTTGTGATCGCCCTCAACAACAGCCACACGTTGGTCAATGACAACACGCCAAACTTTAACTTGTCGACCATTATGCTTGGCGTCCATGATAATATTGGCGGCTTTATCACCGGGTACCATGTAAGAATTTAAATCGATTGAATCTTCGTTCGTTGCGGCGGCAACGATACGCCCCATCTTAGTTTGTTCGTCTAGCGAATCACCCTCGATAGATACATCACCGGACGTTTGGTGTGCCGGCATGATTGCGGGGCTACCAATTGGGGCGACTGTTGGATCGGTTGATTGGATAAAGTACAAAACATCTTTACCACGGAACGGAGTATCTTTAACTAGCTCGATTCCGTTGTTAACTGTTGTATCAGCCATATTTTTTTACACTCCTCATTAGATTGTGATTGTCAGTAAGAACATGGCGCGCTTTAACTCGCGGCCAGAACTTAAATCTGACGTAGTTTGTGTGGTCAGGTTATCCCAGCGGACAATCTTGGCCATCGCATTGCGCACCTTATTAATATCGGCTTCTACCTTAACAGGGGCCGCCGAACCCTCGTTATAGTAGTCGACCTGTTGCATAACCTGATTCAACGTCCCAGTTTTAGCCGAAACATCGAGGTCAGTATGCACGTTAATGTGTACCAGCGGCAACGCGTCAGTAGGCTGGGGCTGTCTGAACAGAACTTTTAGCCCGTTTGCTTGTAATTCGGCACGTAGCCGCTTGTAAAATTCGCTTAATTCCATCTTTTGACACCCCCTAGCGCCTAATAAACATTATAGCTTAAAACGGCTAAGAACGCACGACAGGGACGTGTACGGTTAGCCGAACTTGTTTTTTGCCAGCGCGTCTTTTACCGCCTTATAGAAAAACGACGTTTCAGCTTGAACACCGGGTCGCATAAACGGCTGGGCTGACATTTTGTAAGTGCCGTACTCGTTAAAGCTGGAATATTCAGCGCGGGCCGTATATGATCCGACCACCGTGCCGTTATTAGTGTGTACCGGGTCGGGTATGATATTGTTTTTCATGTACCCGGTATCAACGCGGGCCAGACGCTTGGACTTTTCGGCCGCACGTGCTAGTGAAGTCTTCATGGCGTCCTCAGTGTACCTGATTGCCGTGGGGCCAGCCTTGTCGAACTCGTCGAACAACTTATTGATTCCCTTGAAATTAACATTAAAATCAGCATTAGCCAAAACGCAACACCCGGACTTTACGACCACGGATTGCATTGATAACGGCACGTTCCGCCCCCTCGAACTCGACTGCGTCCGGCACTTCAACAGTGTTCTTTAAATGCACCTCGAACACTGGCGTTTTGACCGTACCGTACACGGCTAACTTGTTAACTTCGGTAACTGGCACTACGGAAGCTGGCAACGTAACGGCTCGCTTGCTTACTTCGCCCGTTAGGTCGTCGACCGGCCCGTCGTGATAGATTAGTTTAATCCGGTCGTTGTATCTCATAAGAACCTGAACCCCCCACGCCGCCGTTTAAAACTATCGCGGTAAATATCTAAATCGCTGGCCCACTCCGATAGGTCAATTGTAAGCCATTGGTTGCTGACTTCGCCCTCGCTCGATGACTTTTTACCCTCATCACCGATAGCGTTATACATGCGGACAACAATATCCTTAACAATGTAATCGAGGTTGGCCGGAAGCGTACTGTTGACCGCGCCGTCTTGATTAATGTAAGCCAACACACGTGACTTAGCGTCACTGATTAACTCATTGATTAAGTCGTCTTGAACCGTGTCCTTGATACCAATTCGCAACTTGATTGCGTCTAAAATTTCCAATCTGTTCACCTCCGAATAAATAAAAAAACGCACCCATACGGGTACGTTAATTATATCATGTTAAGCGGCGGCCGTAACGGTTACAGCGATGGTAGCGGTTAGCTCGCCACTCGTTGCCGTAATTGTTGCAGTGCCAGCGTCAACCGCCGTGATAGTGCCGTCAGCACCAACGGTTGCCTTAGTGTCGTCGCTAGACGTCCACTTAACAGCCGCAATCACTGCCGCACTGTCGTCGGCGTCTGCTGGGTCAGTTGTAACGCTGACCTTTTTAGTGTCGCCTACTTTCATGCTAGCGGTCTTTTGTGATGGTACAAGACCGGTCGCATTATTCGGCGCTACGCTTTTGGGGTTGCACTGAAGATAGCGGCCTTGTTGTCGTCCAAGATAAAGCTACCGGCTTTACCAGCACCTTGCAATTCAACACCGTCAAAGTCTTCACTTTCAATCGTCCGAGTAGTTACGATACCAGTGAAAGCGCGGCCGATGTTGTCAGGCACGAACATGATAGCCTTGCCTTGCATGTACTTTTCAGGAACCTTGGTGATGATAATATCGCGGAAACGAACGATCCCGTTTTCGTCAATATTAACCGCGGAACCTTTTTGAGAAGTAACAAGGTTGTGGTCGATGATGGCGTTGTAAACGTCAGCAGTCACATAAGCACGGACAGGTACGACAACTTCCAAGTTGGTGTACTTCGCGCTGGCCGTTTCGAACATAACGTTAACGTCGTCTACGGCACCCAAGTCAGTAGAAGCGTCGGCAAGTTTCTTACCTAATGCGTTGTTGAACATACGAACCTTAGCTTGTGCTTGTAAGTCCAAACGATCAGCTACGGCGGCGTTTAAGTCGTTATTAACAGTGAAGCGGTCTAGACCTTCATGGATTGCCCAAGTAAATTCGTAAGGCACGTCCGTATCAGTGTAAACAATTTCGGTACGTTCACCGAAGCGAGTACTTTTGGCTGTACCAGCACCGAATGCAACGGCTTCGTCTTGTGAATATTCACCAACGACAACAGGGACGTTGTTCGTCTTTACTGAGAACGCGGTTGCGTTGTTTTGAATACCATCAAGCGCTTGTAAGTCGCCGAAAGTAGGGGCGAACACTGATTGTGCCCCGAATACTGTTTGCATTAATTGCGCGAACTGTTTTGTATAAGTCCGTGCCGCAAGGTTGTTGTTATTAGTAGCCATTGTTTAAGTTCCTCCGATTATTTTTCGTATTTTGCCATAATATCATTGAACGGGTCGCTTGCCCCATCAAGATTAGAACTCCCCGTTTCCGGTGCAGAGCCAGCGGCAAGTTCTTCGACTTTAGCGTTGACGCGTTCGTCAATCGACGTCTTAATCGTGTCTACCGCGCTTGCAATGGCTTCGGCGTTGCCTAATCCAATAAGCTGATCGCTCATAGTGTCAGGCAAGCCATTCTTTTGCAGTAAGGTAACGGTTGCTGTCTTTAATTCGGCCGCCGCAATCTTGCCTTCGCGTTCCTTTAATTCGGCTTCGCGTTGCTTGAGTGCTTCCGCGGCTTGTTCGTCAGCTGACATCTTTGCGAGCCGTTCCCCCTCGGTCTTAGCCTTTTCGAGCCGTTCTTGTTCGTCCTTTTTATACTTGGCCAACGCGCTTGCTACACGCTTGTCAGCTTCTCGGTCGAGGTCTGAACGGGTATAGGCGTCTTCCTTGGGTTCCGTCGGTGCGGCTGGTTGCGTTTGTGGTTCTTTTTCTGGGTTTGGTTCTGTCATGATGGTTTCTCCTCCTCAATAATACGATAGCGGCGTGTTAACGGCCCCGCCCACGTTTGCACACAGGTACGGCCACGCGCCACATCACGTTACATTGGTTTATTTTTCGTCATCGGTTCCGACCCACGAACATAGGCAATTCGGGTGTCTTGGTATCATTCCGTCCGCTTCGTAATACGTGAACACACGGCCGTCCATCGGCGCACAGATACGACAAGCGGCTGTATTCGCGACCCATTTAAGTCGCCCGTAGCCGGATTCTTTCGCCGCGCGGGTAGTTTCCTCCGCCATCATGCGAGCCGATTCGGTACGTAGCAAACGGCGGGACTGATAATCAGCCACATTATACCGTTTAGCTATCTCCCGAGTAACGTCAGCCGGGTTCTTGTGTGTTAGTAAAGCGTCTTTCATGATTGCCCGAACGTCGGACTGTAATGCGTCCATATTGTTCCAGATTCGGTCGGACCAATTGACATTATTGATTATACCATCAACTAACTCCGTTGCGCTACCCTTAGACGCATTAGGGTACAGTTGTTGCGCTTTTTTAACGGTTTGAGTAGCTACCTTGGTAAAGTACCCACGATATTGCTCAACAAGCTTAGAACCCAAACGAGTAGCATATACAGCAACAGCAAATGTAATCAACTCATCATTAGTCGCAACCTGTCGCTGTCTTACCTTGCCCTCAATCGCCGCGGCCTGAATCTCAGACAGTAATTCCGGATCAGGGTACTGCATATCAATCGCCCGATTGTATTCGGGATAGGCGGCCACGAATGCGGCCCACCATGCGAGTAGTGCGGCCTTTTCGTGATTGATTGTGGCCTTAGTCGCTCGTTCGTTCGTTTTCTGGTTCGCCTTGCTGTCCGCGAACACCCTCATCTTCCGAATCATTTCCGCTTGTTCCATTGATAATCAATCCGCCTTTCGTATCATACGTTTTTAACATCGCCTTGCGTTGTTTATCCATCATCTTAACAATCTCGTCAGCGTCGGTCACGTTAGGCAAGTATTGGTAAAGATATTCTTGTGGAATCTGTGCGCCCGCCTGAACCAGTGCGGTAATGATTGCCACATCGTCGGTTGGTAGGTTATCCCGGAAGATGAAACCAATCTCGTCGGGGTCAATATCCCACTTGCCGTTTACACGTTCCTCAATGTGGGCCACGACTGTGT